GAAGTCTTCAAGGGATGCTGTTTCTTCAGCACGCCAGTTCAACGGTTCAATAATTGTTTTTAATGGTTCTACAAATGTCTTGTCAAATTGTGTGTCGTAGTCTATGAAAGAATCCAGATTGAACTCTTTAGGAAGTTCTTGCAGGAAGGCAATGACGTTTTCGTGAAATGGGTTTGGAGTTCTTAGATAAATGAATTTAATCTTGTCACCCTCACGAATCAATGGATATTTCTTGTCAATACCAAATTTCTTCACGTAGTGATTATATAGTAGCGCTGCACGGACAGCAATCGGGCAACCCTTTTGGTAGATCGGAGAACCAGCATACTGCTTCAAACCAGACACACCTCGTGGGAAAGCGATAGCTTCAACGGGATATGTCAAGAACTCATTCTTGTAATCAGCAATATACTTTTGTACGACCTTCTCACTGCCATCCAAAATAACGTTGATGGACTTCTTCAGTTCTTTACGGATAACGGCTGGTGTCGAAGAACGAACCATAGCCAATCCAAGAACCTTTTGCTTTGGAGTTGCATACTGAACACCTTCAGAGTTATGCACGTTCAGCACATAGTTCTTCTTGGCAATCCAGATACCCTTGTCAGCCAAAACTTCACGCTTCATAATCATCTTCTGAGAATAAGCGTTCATGTACTCGGCAAGTTTCTGGTAAGTGGTATCAATGAACGGTTGGAAGATATCTTCGCAAATCTTGTCCATGTATTTAATCTTACCATTGGTATCCTTATCACCAGCAAAGTGCTCAACCAGTTCTTCCAATGTCAGATAGATTGAGTCAGTATCAATAGCGATAACGAAGTCTTTACCTTCGGTCTTCAGGATCTTGTTCAAGTATCGGTTGAACTCATTAGCCATCCATTGAATGGAAAGCTGACCAGAAGTTGTAATACCCTCAGCCATACGAATATCGAAATAGCGGAAGTATTGGTTACCCATGGCACCATAAGCAGAGTTCAAAGCAATCTTCATAGCCATCTGAAGGTTATTCAGTCGGCTGATTTCTTTACGCAGGTCGTTATTACCTTTGTCGTGTTCATACTTCTGTTGAACGCCAAGCATCTGCTTCTTGAACTTTGAACGGTTAGCATACATCTGTTCCATCAACTCAGGCATAAACCCTTTGATGTCTTTACGATAGCACCAGCCATTCGCAGTCAAGGTCAAATCACGTTTGTGTGCGTGTGATGTGTCAATCTCTTGAGCCAATAGTTTGTCAACAGTCACAGAGATCTTCTCATGAGTCAAAGTCTCAGGGGAGATATTGTATTGCATGATCAAGTGAGGGTACAGTGAGTTCAAGTCAAAGGACACAACCCACTTATGCAACCCAACCTGAACGTCTTTAACGAAAGCACCCTCGAACTGTTCAGACTTACCGCTGTGTTCTTTCATTGGGATAACAATGTTCTTCTTACGAAGGTGATTGTAGATAATCGCATCCCACATACGAACCTGCGAGTAGACGTCTTCGTAGTTAATCTTGGCTTGGTAAGCCATGGTCAAGTGAAGTTCGATCAGACGCATCTTATCTTCAAGACGGTCAACCAGTTCTACGTCATGGATGTTATACTCAACGAACTGTTGCCAGTGGTTGGTGTAGAAGTCACGGAATGTATCGCCAGGATTCTCTTTCTTCTTGTCACCTAGTTCCTGCTCTGCAATGTAATCCAATCGGTAGGATTCTTGCTTGGAGTAAGTATACTTTTTGTACAACTCGAGATAGTCAAGCTGAGCAATACCAGAAATATCATAGTGGATTTCTTCATTACCTTTGATGAATGTTTTGCGTTCAGTAATCATACCCCATGGTGAAATCTTCTTGGCAAGTGCTTCACCAAGTTCACGAGTCATTCGACGAATCAAATAAGGTACGTCGAAGAAGTCTGTGTTCCAACCAGTAATAATGTCAGGGTAGTTTTGTTGCCACCAGATGATGAACTCTTTGAGTAAGTGTTGTTCTGAAGCGCAGTTGATATAAACTACATCGTCACGGTTATGAACGAAAGCACCAACACCGAAAGTGATGATGCGTTTTGATGACAGGTCTTTGACCGTGATCAAAAGGATTTCTTCGTTAGCTGTAACAATGTTGGGGAAGCCTTCTTCAGTCTTGGTTTCGATGTCGATCGTAAAGACTTTGAGTTGTTCCATATCCCAGTTGATATCATAGTCGTATGTATCACTGATGTATTGTAGACCGTAGTTGGTCTGACCATAAACGTTGAAGCCTTGCACTCCATCGTAACGCTTCATGAAGTCACGGGACTCACGAATGGTTCCTGGCTGCACTTCATCAACATAAGTGCCATCCAGAGTTTGCCATTTAGATTTACCCTTTGCATTAACAAAAAGGGTCGGCATAAAATCAATGCGTCGCTGGTAAGGTCGTCCGTTTTCGTAACCACGAACTAGAACCTTGTCACCAGCGACTTGTACGTTTGTATAAAATTCCATTAACCTTTTCCATACATTAATTGCATAATATCGAGAGCGCAATCATGAACAGGGTGGTGTTTGATTACAGCGGCACGTTGGAAGTCAGGTCGCTCAACCTCAACATAACCATTAGTTGTACCGTATAAAATATCAACAGCTGTTCTTACATCTCTCCACATATTATACCCTGTAATCGGTTGTAAGTCAAATTTCTTTGCCAAATGATCAATTACGATTTGGTCGAGAGAACCACGTGCCCACATTGTTTTATTTTGAGCATTTGGAACCTTGTTCATATAGTTATGCATAACAGTGAACGCTTGCTCAACCGTAAGGTCATCAGAAGAAGGTTCAAGCGCACAAGAACGAACGTACTCGTGTTGATTCTTCCACCATTCAAGAGTACCATGGTCAACTGTACGTTTGGCGTCAATCTGTTCTTTGGCTTTGAACTTTACAAAGCATGCTTTGTCTAGAAGTTCTTGATAAGTCTCACCACCTTCAAAGTAGATGAGACCAGCAGATAGTACCACTGCGTGTGAATCAACACCGAGGGTTTCAACGTCAAACATAAACATTACAGATTTACCTCTTCACCGTCTTTAGTGAAGAACGCTTTCATCTTCTGTGCGTCATTCCAAGACTTAGTGTAATCATTATCTTCGTCGCAAAGAGCCAACGCTTCTTCTTCGGTCATAACTCTATGTGAAGAAATAACTTCAGGTAGAGCAAGTTGAGAAAACTCTTTGGCTCCATTACACGTTACAGTATCAAGTGCCCATTCAGGGTTAGTGGCAGGAACTTGAACCATATAACGCATACGGAAAGTTTGGAGCGCATCAACCATCACCCAAACCTTTTCTTCTTCTTTCTTTTGAATAGTCCAAGAACCATCCTTGTTGTCGATCCACTCAACAGTATCGCCAACTCCAATTCCAGTGCCTTCTAACATTTCATCAGACAAAGGAAGAATCAACTCACCACTCTCGTCAGTTTCGAGAGTTACAATCCACGACTTACTCATAATGAATCTCCATAAAATTAGTTTGTTCAGGCAACAAGTCCATAGTCACACCTTCAACTTCATCAACTTCCTTTTGAAAGCTGGCAAATACACCAGAGGTATAACCACCCATACCATACGCATTCTTATGGCAACGATAGACGCTACCACTTGAACCATGGAACAGATAAGTCTGCCCACATTCTTCAATCTTAGTTACACCGCTGTTCAGCTTCCAGCTATCGCCAGAGGTATAACCACCATAAAATGTAGCAAGAATCTTATAGACGTCTTGCCCATTATGGTTAAACTTCAACATGACCCAACGGTCAGGATTATATTCACGCATCGTTTTTACCTTTACAATTACAAGGTCTACGACCTTGCATACAATCACCAGAGCATGAATCTTTCGTCAGCCATCTATAAATTGACCTAATCAGATTAATCATCTTCACTCCGATAATTCTTCATTCTCTCTTGGTGTTCATCTTCGTGCTTATCGCACAGGGTACGAATCCAACCACCTTGGCGTTGACGGCCAACCTCGCCGCAAGTTTCGCAAGTACGGTTAGCCCAAGTCTCAGCCATTGTTTCTAGACCACTACAATAATCATCGCCACCTTCATAATAGAAACGGAGTCCACCAAACTTCTCTTTGATCTGGTGAATTTCAATATGTGGTACATACTCGGTTGGAATAAACTCTCCAGCTTGGATATACTCATCAGCTCGTTCAATATCCCATTCAGTCGGTTGTTTATCGTTTCGAACAATAACCTTTAGAACTGCGCCGCGACCTTTCTTAATAGCTCGGTTCAAACGAAGATCCTGTGCGCGACGATGACGTTTCCAACTGATATGTGATTCCATTTGTTGGACGAGCAGTGATACAATATGATACCAACCTTCGTTGATGGAGATTCCACAATACACGTTACGCATTGCTCGTGGATAGATTTCTTCTAGACGCTTAATGAAAGCATCATACTTTTCAACTTCAGTCATAATTACTCCGCATACCAAATTTCATCAAACCCTTCTTCTAAAGAAGGTGGCTCAGCTTCTAATTGAGAAGCCATCTTAGATACAACGTCCCAAGGAACATTCTTTCCTGGGCGAGAAGCCAAACGCTTCTGCAACTCAGCAGTCGCTGGCGTCTTAAACACAACTGCGATTTTGTAATACTCAGGCAACATGCGCAATTTCTTAGCACGTGTTTCTATTGTAGTTGAAGTTTGATCCCAAATCAAATCTTTTTTGTTCGCTTGACAAATTGCAACTTGGTTAGCCATCAACTTCACAGCGATAGGCATATACTCTTGGAAAACTTCAGAGTATGTTTTACCTTCTTGTTCTGCATAAGCATCCACGAATCGGTCGGTGGATACAATAGGCATATCTTTCGCCCACTTCTGATTAGCCACCCAAGTGGACTTACCAGAACCAGGAACACCAACCAACACGTACATCTTATTCATTTTACACCTTCAAAAACTTTCTAACCAATTTATCTTTAATCATATCTGGAACACTTGTATATGGATATTCCAATTCAAAGGGGCAGCTGCCCACAATCTTCCAATCATTATGAACAAGGAAGTGTTTATAGATCTCCACATCTTCCTTGTTGTTCATATCGAATTTACGACGTTCATTTAATTTGAGTGCTGGCATCCGCTTCATCCTTATCAAAACGAATTTCTAAAACGATAGGCAAGAACAAAGATTCCTCACCTGCTCGGTTACTAATACGCATATTGTACTTGACCGCTGCTACCTTACCGATGATTTCTTCACCAAGGGACTTACGTTGAGCGTCAGTAAAACCTGAACCAACAGAAACCTTAATTACACCATCAGAAGATTCACATTGAATAGCACCGAGCATACCAGCATACTTGCCAGTGCCTTCTTCGATGCCAACAATCTTTAGATCACATTCAAGTTCACCCTTGAATTTAATCTGAGTCTTAGAACGTTTGTTTTCCCAGATACCAGCCTTATCTTTCAGGATGATACCTTCTTCACCACGTTGCAGCATTTCTTCGAACATTGCCTTAGCAGTTTCATAGTCGTCAACTTCCCAGCTTTGTACAGTTGAAACCTTTTCAGGTTCAATCTTATTGATCAGGCTGTTCAGTGTTTCAAATCGTTTACCATATGGGGTGTTACATTGACCGTCTTGAAAGTACAAGAAAGGAATAACGTCCCAAACAGTGGCACGAACCAGCGAGGCTTCGCCAGCAGAGATTGTACCCTTGTTGGCTTTGTTCAAGATCCCGTTACCAGTCTGGCGATCCAAGATCCCAGTAGCACTAGTGACAAGCAACTCACCATCAAAGACGCAGTCAACGTCGCCAGCAAGAGCGATAAAGTCAGCGTCGAGATTTCCCAACAGTTGGATTTCTTTTCCATTTCGGCTCCGATATTCTACCTTACCATCTCTGACGATTGCGTTGAAGCGCATCCCGTCCATCTTTAGTTGAACCAGTGCTGGGAACTTTACCTTGTCCACCAACTTTTGTTCGAACTGGCTGCACAACATTACTGGATATTCGTGCACCAAGCCAGTCCACACTGCGTTTGCGGTTGATACTTGTACTCCACATTTTAGATCCTTTTGAATAATTCGTTCGATAACTTTAGCGTCTTGTTCGTTCAAAACCTCAAGCATACCTTTAAGGTGAGCAATGGCAGCATTACCAGTCACTTGACGTGACGAAAGATCATATAATGAGTCAAGGGCAAACGCCAAGTCGATACCACTTACTGGGTTCGGAGTGTACTTTGGAATCTTACGAATGTAAAATTGAGTGAATGGATCAAGGGCTAGACGTACAACTTCACGGAGAAGTTTGTTATTGCGGTTAGCTTCTAACTGCTCAATCTTGTAGTTACGAGAAGCATTAGCAGCAAGTTGTTCAAAGAAAGCATTCAAATTCATTTTATATCCTTAATTCCAGATTGGAGCACTTTGAAGGTACGATAGCGTCGGTCAATACGCAACGGAGTCTTCAACATAACAAAGTCTTGCGGATTATGCCACTTGAAGTAGGCATAGATCTTGTCCATACTATCGCTCGTGAGATAGGTATGGTTGGGTTGACGGGATACGTCTTTCCAAACAGTGGTTTCTTTTATCAGCTTCATACATTAATTATACCCTATTTCTGAATTAAAGTAAAGCGATTTTTGATGTAAAAAACCACCCGAGAGGG